GCTAAGTTAACCAGTGCTGTACCGGCCGCATTTGCGGGCATGCTCAGCGTTAGGGTTGCAGCAACCGGAGTTTGTGCCGTGAAAGTACACACTTCAACCGCTTTGTTGCTTTGCGTACTGTTGTAAATCATCACCGCATCAACCGGCCCAATCGTCACCGTGGTGTATAACAAAGAGGCGCTCGGAGTCCAAACTGCCGTACTGCCTGAGAGCGTCGGCACTGTGGCATTTGTTACCGCAATACCGCCCGCCGTGTAGCCGGCGCCTGTTGCTTCACCTGTGGCGGTGTAAACCGTGCTTGAGGCGTTGACGGTTGCGCTTGACAAATATAAAGCCGCCTTGTAGCTGTCCACCGTGGGCGCGGTCAGACTGGTACGAGAGACTAGCGTCGGCGTGCCAAATTGGTGTTCCCCGTTGAGAACCTCGCGCTTGAATGAGTTGCAGATTGCTTGGGTGTTAGCCATTGAGATCTCCTATTGCTGATAAAGATACCGCGCCGTTTTTAAGGCGGTTGCTGCATTTACGGAAGACACATTCATCTCCCAGCCAATATTCCCAGTTGCAAACAGTGTCGATATCCGTCTCAATCCAAACCACGCGCTCTTGCAGGTCAGCAATCGGCAAATTGCCCTTGCTGGTGTAGATCATTGGTACTTTTTCCATTACTTTCCCTTTGAAAATGAGTTGCTATAACTTTTGGGTAATATCCGCTTGGCGCTGATAATCAACTGTTTGTGACTTGCGTCAGTAGCACTGATAAGCTCATTGATAAGCCGGTAGCATTCTGGGAGAACTGCTTTAATAATTGCGGCGTTGACTTTTTCCATTCAATTCTCCAAAGGCATCTTCACGCCGACCATCGACCCATCAGCCTGCTTAACAATACGCACTGTGCTTGGCGCTTTGGCTGCGGCGAGTGATTCGGCAATCAATTGATTTGACTCTGCAACTTGTTGCATGAAAGCACTAAACGCGGCCACCATTGATTTCTGATTTTCAACAAGTGACGCGACAGCTTCGTTCTCTTTTTCTTCTTCTGGTTCTGCCGGCTCTACAGTTTCCGCGCCCATTGCTTCGCTTTCTGGCAATGTCACCAGGTCGTGATGCAATCGAGCGTGCTCCACTAACCCGGCGCGTTGGGATTCCATCTGGCGCAATTCAAAATTCCGATCCGCCTCGGTTTGTTTGAAGGCAAACTCTTTATTTTTAAGATCAAGCTCGCCGTCTTTACGCTTTGACTCTGCCACCTGAAACATGATGGCTGGGTCTTGCATTGGGTCTGGCGGGGGTGGTTGCTCGGGGGCCTCATCCGGTGGCGCTGTGAAGTAGCTATCCGGGTTCTTTTCTCCCACAGCCTGGGCAAGTTTTGCCGCTGCCGCGTAGAAGTTTTTCGGCGTGACGATGCCAGTTGGCATGAGCGCCATTTGCTTATCAAGCAATAGCTGTGCGCCCTGCATTTGCATCGTTTTGTCTGCCGTCCCGAGACCCACGGAAACGGTCATATCACGGCGCTCTTTCCAGTCTCGCGGGTTAATTTCTACCCACTTGCCGCGCAGCTTGATGGTTTCCGTTTTGGTGGCATGGCGACGGCAAAGGCCATGAATACCTATCATCAGTTGCTTAAGCCCAAGCTCTGCGAAGGCGCGAGAGCACAGGCCCACACGCTCATTTCCAGCTTCAGAAATGATTTTGATACCCGTGGCCGTCTTATTCAGCGAGTTTGAATCAGTGCCTTGGTTGTATCGTGTGAATCCGGTTCTGTTTTCCTTCGCGGAATCGAAGTAATCCATCATTGGCATGGTGACGCCATTGATTGGAGTGATCGCCGCCTCTCGAACGTTGTCAGCCACCGTGCCTTCGGTAATACGGATGTGACCACCGATCTGGTTGTCAATCATGTCGCCCAAATTGACGCCAGGGCCTACATACACTCGGTTGTTGTTGATGGAGTAAATATTCTCCATCGTCTGCCGCAGTAGCGTGCTTTTCGCAAGCTGAATCTCTATGGTTTCATCGGCTGGGCATTTGCCGTGGAACTTGAAGGCTTGCGGGTACGGCGTCCAGGCGCAGAATGGAATTTCCTCGGTCTCTTCGTCCGCGAGAATGGTCTTCCCGACAATGCAAATCTTGCGCAATTCGGCGATTCCGTCGCCGTCCTTGTCTACGTACAGAAAAACCTCACGGAACAACACTTCGCGCATGGACGCGTCATTCCCATGCGTATCAAAACCGAGGGATTGGTCGTTTAGGTTATCCCCACGGGCAATGTATTGATCTGAAATCCTGGGGTCTGTCGTTGAGTTGTCGTTGATGTTGTCTTCAACGTCATAGCCCATTTCCCGAATCTCGCTGATCGTCTTATACGTCGCGTGCTCTACAAAATTAGCCAGCTTGGGGTTTGAACTGGTGGCATCGCGTGAGATACGAAATTCCTCGGGCGGGATAACGCAATACTTCGCGTAGCCTTCTTCTTGAGTTGTGCGCAAAACCACGTTATAGGAGACCGTGCCATCCGCGTTTTGCGTGGCCGCTTGCTCTGTGATCGTGACGTTCTTTTCCTGCGCCAAAAGCGTCAAAACGTCTTCGCTCAAACCCTCGTACCGCTCAATGCTGTTGCGCTTTGACTTCTCCCACCAGTATTTCACCACGCCATTTTTTTGGAGTAGTCCGGTTTTCACCCAGGCAATCAAGCTCTCGAAAACATCGTTCTTTTGCGTGACGATGTAATTGATGTAATCCGACTCTTGCTCAGATGCCTCCTCGTCTTCAGGGCCAAACGGGGCGAATTTGACCAGATCATCGGAGCTAACAAACGGCTTGAGAATCAGCGGGGTTAACCCTTCCACCACGTCCCACACGTCGGAGCTGATAAGCTGGGAACGGTTTACTTCCTCGTTGCCAAAAGGCCGATTGTTGTAGTAATCCATCGCCTTGGCTTGCTCTGCCGCGATTTCATCCCCGCCGACGCCAATGGACTGGCTTTCCATCAGCTCAATGTGAGCGACCAACTGGTCGTCGGTCATTGGCTTGCGCTTCACTCTGCCGCCTTAGCTGGGCGACCACGCTTTTTTGCGGCGATGGGCTCTTCGATAACAGGCTCTTCAACCTCAAATCGAGAAAGGCCAGCCTGCTCTGCACGCAATGCGTTGATCTTGTCAACTAGTGGCCCGAGCGAGAGTTTAAGCAGATCGTCCTCCATCAAATGGCGCAATTTGTCAGCTTCTGCCGCTAAAACCGCAATCTCCGTGTCGATATCGCTGTAGCTCATGGGGTATCGCCTTATAACTTCGGTGTCTAGACTATATACCGCCTTACTACTTTTGGCAATGGGTTATTGTTTATTTTTGCAGCCCGCCTAGCGCCCTCGCACGCATAGCGCAGGGCGTCAATCAGGTGGTTGTTCTTGTCTTGCAGGATTGGGAGCACCAGGCCGGTTAGCGGGTCAGTCTTGTAGCTGTACATCGTCAACTCGTCGATTGTGTGCGTACAGCGTGGGTGAACCACAATGTCAAAGCTATTCAAGAACTGCACGCCTTCCTCAAGGCTTTTGGCACCCTTCACAGCGGCCAGAATCTTAGGGAACCCGTGCTTTTGCATGTAGCTGATGGTCTCAGGCCGCGCCGAATCCGCGATGATGGGCCAGCGCTCAGCGTCAGGCACCGACATAAACAGGGCCGGCAGGTTGACAATCTCACAGCCAATCTGGTGCGCTTCATAGTCAATGTAAAGGCGGTTTCCCTCGATATCGCAGCGGACAAGAACACTCGGGTCTACGCTGAACCCCCAGTCAGCGCCAAGGCGGTGGATCGTGCCGGGCGGACGCTCGAATTCCTCAATCTTCCAGTTCTTGAACACCCGCGCTTCGCTGTTCCGTTGGTACTCACCCAGCCAAATGTGGGCGTATTTGTCAGGGTCACGGCCCTTGTCGTACTCGATTTCGTCTTTCAGCTCCTGAGGCAACCACGGGTTATCCGTGTAGTTTGCCCTGACGACTACAGCGCCGGGCGGCAGCTTTTCGCCCCTTAGAAGCACATCAATCGGGTCAGTGGCTTGGCTTGGGTTCCAACTGAACCACAGCTCACTGCCAGGCGCTCGGATGGTCGGGCGAAGCAGGTCTAGACTGCGCTGGCTGGCGCTTTGCGCTTCCTCGAACCATGCGATACCAAAGCCTTCCAGTGACTTGATTGAATCGCTCGTGTGGTCTTGCATGCCCTGGAAAATCAGGTTCCCGCCGTGCTTTGACTTGATCTGCTCATTCTGGATTTCGAAGTAAGCCCCGGCGTTCATGGCTTCGATCTTTGATTCGATCAGCTTTTTAACTGAGAATTTGAGGGACTTTTGCACTTCGCGCAGGCAAACAATGTCAACCTTACGCCGGATTGATTCCTCTACCGCAAGGCCAGCAAAGAAATGAGACTTAGCGCTACCACGGCCACCGAATGCGCCTTTGTACCGCGCCGGGTGCAGCAGCGGCTCGAAGACTTTCGCCGTGTCAATTGCTAGGATGCTCAAGAATTAAGCATTTTCAGAGGTTTGTCGGTCTAAACCCGCAGTTTCTGGCACTTTCTGCCTATTTGTTAAGCAAAACAGGTAAAAGTTATCCACAGTCAGGCCACGATCCGGCGCTCAATGGATGTGAATTGCACCTCGCCTTTGTGCGTTGTCTCTACCTTGTCG